TACCCGAGCCGGGCTGGGAGTGGGTAGCGGCTTTCGTAGCGCGGATCGCGCCGTGGCTGTCGGATGGGGCCACCGGCAATGTTTCCCGCAATCAGACCGGCCTCGTAGTCCAGGGCATCAAGCCGCCACGCGATCGTTCGAAGTGGTATGACTACGCAACCCGCGATACGTTCCTTCGCTCAGGTCTTTCGACCTGGGCTGTGGATTCGGTCGGGCGGGTGATGATCGACAAGATCATCACCATGCAGAGAACAACCAACGGTGTCACCGACACGACATTCCGCGACATCCAGAAGATCGGGCAGCTGATGTATGTGCTGCGTCGGTTCCGGACGGACCTCACCGTTGAGCACGGGCAGAAGGCGATCGCGGACGACAACCCGGGCAATGTCCTGGCGGTTTCAACCCCGCGTGATATCGCGGCGACGTTCATGCACTCCTATCAGCAGATGGTGCTGACAGGCGTGCTGGAAAACTTCACGTCAGCCGGCGAGCGCCTGAAGGTCGAGCGAAACAGGGACAATCCGAACCGGGTCGATATCTATGCGCCAATCGACATGGTGAACCCGCTCGACATCCTCGCGGCGAACGCACGGATCTATTCGCAGTTCCGCTAAGCCATCGGAAGGCGCGGCACACTGACGGCCTCCGCCTTTCCTCTTTCACCACATCTTCAAAACCCTTCAGGAGCTAGCCATGGCTGGTAAGGATTTCGGCGGTCTGATTTCGATCAAGGGATCGATCGGCTACAGCCTTTCGCTGCGCGGCACGATCAACGTGAGCGCGGCGCATTCATCGAACGAAGCGGTGACAAACCAGGACGGCCGGGTGGATCGCATCATGACGCCAACGGCGCCCACTGCGGAGATCACCTTCGCTGACGACGGCATCAACATCGACCGGCTTCTCAATGCTGACCGGCACAATGTGACGATCATCGAGCAGAAGACGGGAGTCACCCATATGTTCACCAACGCCTTCTGGGTTGGCATGCCATCGTCGAACCGGATCAACGGTGAGATGACGGGCCTGTCGATCACGGCCGACAGCTATTCGAGGCTCGGCTGATGGTCGACAAGGTGATCAAGCTGTCGCGCAAGTACGCGGCACACGACAAGATCTTTGACAGGATCATCCTTCGCGAGCCGAAGTCGCGCGATTACTTCGAGATCGGCGAACCGCTTGAACTGCATCGGGCCCCCGATGGTAGCGACGGACGCTATCTGGTCGAGCATCTGGACCGGATCGAGGCGTATGCCGCTCGCCTACCAAAAGAACCGACAGCCGAAGCGCTGGTCGATCTCGACCTCGTCGACGCGATGGCTCTTAAGGAGGCGATCACCGGTTTTTTTATCGAAGCGCGTACGCTGCTCAATGCGTCGACGAACTCGTCTGGGGCGCAGGGAAGTCAATCGCAGAAGTCGGAGAGCTGACGCTCTCCGAAGTCATCGGATATTGCGAGCGCTATCTTGAGTGGTCGGCGCGCCGCGCAAAGCAGCTGAAGCGGATCCGTAATGGCAAATAAGCAGATCGAAGCCGTCCTGCGCATCTCCTCGAAGCTCGGGCCGATGCATGCGCTCAAGACGCTCCAGAAGGAATTGCGCCAGGTGGAGCGCGGTGCAACCGCCTTCAATCGGGCGAATTCTGTGATGGCCGTTGGTGCAAACCGTGCTGTCGCAGCCACGGCCCGCCTGATCGCTCCGGCGGCACTGGCCTATGGTGGCGTTCGCGCGGTGAAGAACTACGCCGAGATCGAGCGTCGCATTGGCCGTATTGGTGCGACGGCAGAAGCTTCAGTTGCTGACACGGAGGAGTTCGCCCAACGTTTGCGCGGGCTCGCCAGCGACCTGCGAGTGCCGTTCCAGCAGATTGTCGAAGGTGCAGACGAGCTGGCGGCGTCGGGCAAGAACATCGACCAGATCAATGCGCTCCTGCCGGCGGTGGCGATGGCGGCGCATGCATCCGGTGCCGAGTTCCGGGACATGGCGACCACGGCGGACGCCGTGGCCGGTTCGCTCGGCATCATGGAAAGCCAGATGCTGCGCGCATTCGACATTCTCGTCTACGGTGGCAAGGTGGGTAAGTTCGAGCTGAGGGATATGGCTGCAGAACTTCCTTCGCTCCTGCCGGCATTCGCCGCGCTCGGCTACAAGGGCGAAGAGGGTCTCAACAAGATTGTCGCCATGCTGCAGGGCGTGCGCATGGAGACCGGCCAGTCAGGCGAGGCGGCGACTGCGCTGATGGACGTCTTCACCAAGATGGAGAGCCAGACCGTCACGAACAGCTTTAAGAAGAATTTCGGGATCGACCTGCGCAAATCGCTCGCTATCGCGCGGCGCGAAGGCAAGGACGTCCTCGATGTCTTCCTGGATCTCGCGGTGCTCGCCGTTAAGGGTGATCTGTCGAAGCTGCCCCAGCTCTTCACCGACAAGCAAATGCTGATCGGCATGCGCGCGCTCATAAATCAGCGCGAACAGATCAACGCCTGGCAGCAGGACATGGTCAATGCGCCGGGGACGGTCGTGACCGAATGGAAGCGGTTTTCCAGCGACACGAAAGCCGCGCTCGATGCATTGTCGAACTCTTACGACCGCCTTGCGGCAAGCGCGGGCAAGAGCATCGTCGCGATGGGTGGCGTGACCGCGATGGATTATTTATCCGAGAACATGGATAAGGCGGCCGCGATCAATAAGGCTCTCGAAAAGGAAGGCTATTCCTGGCTGCAGGCTCGCTGGTGGTGGGCAAGGCACGGTTTCGACACGGCGGCGCAAGACGAAATGGCCCGGCGCGGCGGCTTCCGCACGGTTGATGCGTACGAGGCATATGGCGACAGCGGCGATCATGCCGCTGCTGCAGCACGTGTGACGCCTGATAGGGAGCGTGACAAGTACGGAATGCCGATCGAGGGTCCGATCCCGGAGGTCAGGCCAGCTTCGTCTGAGCCGGAGATCAGCGCTCCGCGGCCGTATGCTGCATCTGCGCAGTCTGCTGGACCTTCCGGGCGTGAACGCATCGCCCTTCCGCAAGTGCCGTACGTTCCATTCTTGGCCGGTCGATCACCACGGGATGCCGAACGCGAGTCGATGCACGCACTGCGCACCGATCCCAATGGTGTTGCAGATGCAATCGATGAAGCCTTGTCGACCGGGGGTGAACGTGCTGGCCGCTCGATCGAAGACGCCGCACGAAAGGTGAATGACGCCGGGACCGAGGCGGGCAATGCCTTCGCCAGGAGGCTGGAAGGAGCGGCTCAGCAGTTCGGCGCCGCCGCTGCCCGGTCATTCAACGCCAACATCCGGCCTGTGGCCGCGGGGGCGGGAACTGGCAGCGTCTCGGTCAATCCCGGCGTGGCACCGATAGCTGGACCATAGGGAAGGGGACATGGCACGAAACTGGATGCGTACGCTGCGCCCCGCATCTTTTCGCGGGGTGCCGTTCCTGGTTGAGAGTGACGACCATGACGGTAGCGCTCGTCGCGTTGTCGTTCATGAGATATCGGGCGGCGAGCGGCACCTGACGGAAGACATGGGCGCCATGGCGCGAACTGTCTTTGTCATTGCGTATGTAACCGGCGACGCGGCGGATGCGAGGGCGATCGCTCTCGAGGCGGCATGTGGGGCGCCGGGTCCAGCGCTGCTCATGCTGCCGATCGACCTGGCGCGGCAGATGCACTGCACGGCTTGCCGGCGCAATCGGAACCGTGATCAGGGCGGGTATATCGCCTTCGATCTCGAGTTCGTCTCAGCCGGAGACAGTAGCGGGGCGGCGCAAAGCGGCCTGGGCATGCTGCGAGATGCGTTCTCCGGCGACCTCGATGCCGTTGCTGCCGCGCTCGCGAGGTAATGATGTCGGACATTCTTGACGAGATGGAGCGCCTTGCCTCGGATCTGGTGGTCGAGCGCGATGACCAGGCGAAGGCCTTGGCCCTTCATCAGCGTGCGCGGCATGTTGGCGTAGACGCCAGCCTGGCGCTGCTGGAGCTTGCGCGGCTCATCGGTGAAGCCGGCGAGCCCAGCGAGACCCTGACTGCCGCTTTGTCGATCGAGATGGCAGATGATCGTTCCGCGGCCGGTGTTCTCACGATCATCTGCTTTTCTGCGATCCGCGTGAACCACATCGCCAGACAGGACGCCACCTTGACCCGGTCGCAGGTCGCCACCGCCGCCGCTCGCGCCTATGACCTGTTAGGGACGAGCGGTCCTTCAGTGATGGCTTGGCTGGTGGGTCTAGTGGGGGTGACCGTTCGGCATCTCTCTTCCGATGCGGCCAGCCGGGTTCCCGTGGTGCGGGTGGAAACCGGGATCTCGCTTCCTTCCAGCCTGGTCGCCTGGGATCTGTACGGCAATCCATCGCGCGGCCGCGAGATCGTCGAGAGGAACAGGACGGGCTCCGCCATGCTGATGCCTGTTGCCTTTGAAGCTTTGGCCACCTGACATGCCGCTCGAGACTGTCGTCTTTGATGTCGCGGGGCGGCAGCTGAAGCACGTTGCGTGTTCGCTGACCTCCTCGGCCGAGGAAGCTGTTCGCACGGCCACCTTCGAAGTCGCATGGACCGGGGAGGGTATCCCGTGCCGGCCAGATGAAGAGGCAACGATCACTGTTTCCGGTGATCTTTGGGGAACAGGCTTTGTGCGCGACGTAAGGTGCGCGCACGATCGCGAATGGCGTCAGTATCAGGTGACGTTCGTGTCTCGCACTTGCGATGCGACAGAATGTTCAATCGATCATCCGACCTGGCTGAAGACGGATGCGGATCTGGAGGCCATCGCGAGGGAATTCGACACGCTCGGCGTCGGCGTTGAGGTCGCCGCCGAGACCGTTCGAAAGCCGGTCCACAAGGTCGTGCCTGGCGAGACGCTCTACAGCACCATCATTGCCGATGCGCAGGAGCAGGGACTGATCGTTCACGATACGCCCGAAGGCAAGTTGCGGATCACTGACAAGCCGGAAGGCCGGCAGGCAGGCGTCCTTCGCAAGGGCGACAATATCTTGAGCGGCAGTAGTAATCTCACCGGTCGTCATGCCCATGACACGATCAAGGTGCGCGGCCAGGCAAGCGATGGAACAAACGACACCGCTCTTCGTCAGGAAGCGTCGGCAGAAGGATCTGGCGATCGACCCCGACCGCTTGTCCTCGTTCTTGAAGGCGAAGCCACCTCTGGCGGGCTGAAAAAGCGGGCAGCCCGCGAGGCCAGGCGAAGGGCGGGGCTGGGCGCCACCGCAACCCTGACGCTTGCCGGATTGCGTGACGGCAATGGCAAGCTCTGGACGCGCAACTTCCTCGTCGAGGTCGATGATGCCTGGCTCGGAATCAACCAGGAGATGGTGATCGCCAGCTGCACGCTCGCGCAGGATTCGATCGCCGGCACGACCGCCACGCTATCCCTGAAGGATCCACGCGCATTGGGCGGTGAGAACCCGCGTGGGAAGTCAGACAAGGCCTGGAAGGCGCCCGAGCCAGACGCAAGCGTGAAGACGAATGTCGGCCAGCAATTCACAGGGCGCGTCGGCGTCGACTATTGAGGTGACGGCCTGATGGACTTCCTGACGCGCCTGCAACTGAACGGCAACGTCGATCATCGCAATGGCCAGCAGTTCATCGAAGGCACCGGCCTTGCCGGCGATGCCTTCGTCAAGGTCCACCGGATTGAGCCGCATGGCTTCGCCTCGCACCCCGTGAAGGGTGGGATCGCCCTGGGAATATCACGGGGGCGTCGCGACACGACATATGCCTTCGGGGGTGAGAACCCGGGCCTGCGACCTGACCTGCCGCAAGGCGGAACCGCGATATACGACCATAACGGCAACATCGTCTCGATCGTGACGGCGGAGCTGCGCGTCGTTCATGCCGGCAAGATCCACCTTGTCGCGCCTGAGATCGTGCTGGAGGGCAATGTCAGGCTGGGCGGCCCGGATGCCGCAAGGCCCATCAGTGCGCAGGGGACGGTCGACAGCGCCGGGCATGTCGAGACAGACAACTTCGCAGCCAACGTATTCGGTATCTGATCATGCGCATCGTGCCCTTGAGTGGCCCTGACGAGCCTCTGCTCGATCCCGATATCGTCTGGAATGGCGTCTTCGGAGATCTCGCCATCACCGACATAACCGACCCGTCAAACCCGGGCGGGCTCAAGGCGACGGCAGCCCTGCAAACGGCGGTGCTGATCTGCCTGATGACGGATCGTCGGGCGGAGCCGACCGAACTGCGCGATGGCGACATCAATCGCGGCTGGCCGGGCGACGGTTTTGATCTTGAACGGGGTGAGACGCCGCTCGGATCGAAGCTCTGGCTTCTCCGCCGGCGCGCGCTCACGGACGAGATCGAGCTGGTGGCGCAGGACTACGCCCGCGAGGCTTTGCAGACGTTGATCGATCAGCGTGCTTTTTCACGCATTGACGTCGATGCTTCCGCAGATCGGCTGCGGAACCGACTTGAGATTTCCGTGCGCGGCTACGGCAGCGCCGGAGACGTCACCTTCGACCAGAAATTCGCTGTGCTTTGGGAGCAGATATGAGCTTTATCCCGCGCTCTCTCGACGCGATCTCGCAGGCAGTTCGTGGCGGGTTCCGGCAGTATATGCCGGGCACCGACGCGAGTCTGAAGCAAAACGTCGTCTATGTGATCGCCAAGGTGATCGCGCTTCTTTCGCGCGAGTACGAGCTGCGCCTCGAGTGGATCTACAAGCAACTGTTTCTCCGCACCGCGACGGTCGAGAATATCGTCCGTATGCACGCCGCCGATATCGGCGTTTATCGCAAGGCAGCCTCGCCTGCTGCGGGCCGAGTTCATGGAAACGCTGCTCCGCACCGAACATACCCGGCCGGGATCCGGTTCGTTTCCGGCGGCGTCACTTATGTGACGACGAGCGCCTTCACCGCCAATGCGCTTGGCGATTTTGAAGCTGAAGTGCGATCCGATACCGCAGGACAAGACACAAATCGCGACGCGGACTCAATACTCCTTCTCGCAGACGCCTCACTATGGCCCGACATCTCACAGGAAGTGACTGTCGGCCCTGGTGGGCTTGGTGGTGGGGCGGATGTCGAGGATCTGGAAAGCCTCAGGAGGCGCGCCCTTAAGATCAAGGCGAGTCCGCCGCAAGGCGGTTCTCTCTCAGATTATGAGGGCTGGGCTCTTGAAGTGCCCGGCGTCGTTAGCGCGTGGGCTGCAAACTTTGCGAACGGCATCGGATCCGTCGGTGCCTGGATCCTGGTCGAGGGTCGCCCGAACGGAATCCCGCATCAATCGGACCTCGCCGCGGTCGATGCCTACATCGCCGACAGGCGCCT